AGTTGCAAATACAATAGAAGTAGACTCCGCAGATATAACTAAAGCAGACATAGACTCTGCAACCGTAGGTAATCTTGCAGTTACTAATTTAGTAGTTTCTAGTGGGGACTCCGCAACTATTACAAGTATTGCAAACTCAGTGTTGACTGCAAAAGTAATTACTGCTGACAGTGCAACTATAGGTAATATTGCAGTATCTACTGGATTAAACACTAATTCATTAATAGTAGATGATATTACAATAGACGGTTTCACTATATCTCAAGGTGGTGGAAACCTAAGATTAGATATAGGAGGCACATTATTCCTTGATGCAGATACCAAAATAGATTTAGAAGACGGTGGTTCGACTTACGGAAGATTTAGTATGAATAGTACTAGTTCTAAAGACTTTATTATTCAATCCGTACAAGATGATAAAGATATTATATTTAAAGGTAATGACGGTAGTTCTACTATAACTGCATTGACATTAGATATGTCAGAAGCTGGTGATGCAACATTCAATAGAAATGTTAATTTAGTAGATGACGGTCAAATAGTATTTGGTGCTGGTTCAGATGCAAACATAAGACATGACGGAAACAATACTAAATTTACACACACGGGTACGGGTGGATTATATATTGGTGCAGATACTTTTGCACTTCAAAATGGAACACACGATGAAAACTATATTGTCATGGGAGACAATGGTTCGGTAGAATTATATGAAGATAATGTTAAAAGGTTAGAAACAAGTATCTACGGTGTCACGGTCACGGGTACTATAAACGCAGATAGTTCTACATTAACTAACCTTACTGTAGACTCTGCAGACATTAGACAGTTATCTGTAGACTTTATAAATGCAGATAGTGCTTTCTTAGATAGTGCAACCATAACTAACCTTGCAGTCGGAACACTTAACATTGATAACATTAATATCGGGGATAGTGCAACCTTTACTAATGTTGCGGTAACTACTGAATTAAACACTAACAAATTAATAGTAGATGACCTTACTATAGACGGTTCATCTATTGCAGATGCGGGAGATTTTTCTTTAGATATAGAAGGAGATATAACATTTGATGCAAATGGTGGTAATGTAAAACTTTCCGATGACGGTTTACTTTTTACAACTATTAGTAGAGATGCAGCTAATACAGTCATAAAAGTAAATCAATCAGACGGAGACTTAGTTCTTAAAGGTAATGACGGTGGTTCAGAAATTACTGCACTGACCTTTGATATGTCAGAGGCTGGTAGGGCCTCATTTAACGCTGGTATAATGTTACCTGATAACGGTAAACTTACACTTGGTGCGGGTGAAGATTTACAACTTTATCATGACGGTAACAATAGTATTATTACTGATGCGGGAACGGGTGAATTATTCATAAGAGGAACAAACGCAGTAAATATACAAAGTGCAATAGGAAACAATTATATAAAATCAACTGTTAATGCTGGAACTAAAATTTACTTTAACGATGCAGAAAAATTTGAAACTACAAGTTATGGTGCTAACATCACTGGTACACTAACAGTTGGAAACTTAAATGTCGACTCTGCAGATATAGGTTTAATTGCAAGAGAAAAATTATCAACTGGAAGTCCAGACGCATTGACTTATGATAGTGCGGCTGGTCAGTTTGCACTAAATGCTAACCATGTAATGGCACTTATTAAAACAGTAGACTCAAACGGAAGTGGACTAAACGCAGATACATTAGAAGGACAAGCAGGCATACACTATCGTATAAACGTCTACAACGCAAGTGGAACACTACTGAACTAAGGATATAAATAGTATTATGGCAAAACTAAATTCAAGACAAAACCTAATAGATTACTGTTTAAGAAGATTAGGACACCCAGTTATTGAAATCAATGTAGATGACCAACAACTAGAAGATAGAGTAGATGACGCATTACAGTTGTTTAGAGAGTATACTGCAGACGGTTCTCGTAGAGTATATTTTCCAGTACAGATTACTGCACAACATATATCTGATAAGTACATTGATTTGAGTAATCCAACGGGTTCTGCAGAAACAGAATTTTCTGGTAGAATACTTGATGTAGTAAAAGTATTTATGATTGGAGACTCTACTTCAAACGTAAACTTCTTTGATATCAAATATCAAATGCGATTAAATGACCTTGCAGATTTAGCAACTGGTGTAGGAGACCTTGCATACTATGAACATATGCAACAATATCTTGCAATGATTGATTTAAAATTAACTGGTCAACCGCAAATACAATATAATAGATATCTAGATAGATTATTTATTTTTGGAGATTTAAATTCAAAAGGTGATTTAAAAGCGGGAGACTTTATTATGGTGGAAATGTATGTAGAGTTAAACGAGTCTGTCACTAGTCAATATGACAATCTATTCTTAAAAAACTATACTACTGCATTGATTAAAAAACAATGGGGTGAGAACTTAAGTAAGTTTGAAGGTATGACACTTCCTGGCGGTGTCACACTAAATGGTAGACAAATTATTGATGATGCAAAAGAAGAACTTGAAAAAGAACACGAAAAACTAAGAAACGAGTACGACAATCCACCATTCTTTTTCATGGGGTAGATTGTGGCTACTAATCAATATTTCAAAAACAAAGTTCGTTCAGAACAACAATTATATGAAGATATAATTATTGAAGCACTCCAGATGTATGGACAAGATGTCTATTATCTTCCTAGAGAGATTAAGAATTTAGATAAAATATTTTTAGATGATATACCTTCTAGATTTTCTGATGCATATAAAATTGAAATGTATATTGAAGGTGCAGAAGGGTTTGAAGGAGAAGGAGACTTATTCACTAAGTTTGGTATCGAGTTAAGAGACCAAGCAAACTTTGTAGTATCCAGAAAAAGGTGGACACAACTTATTGGTAGTAATTTAGAGAAACAAAACTTTAGACCAAGAGAAGGCGATTTAATTTATTTAACTTTAACAAACTCTTGTTTTGAAATCAGGAGAGTTGAAACCGAAACACCATTCTATCAGTTAAGTCAATTACCAACATTTAGATTACAATGTGAATTGTTTGAATATAGTGGAGAAGATTTTGATACGGGTATTGATACTATACAAGATATTGAAACCGAAGGTTCTTTCAAATATAATTTATCACTTGACTCAGGTGGTGGTAGATTTATTCAAGGTGAAACGGTCACACAAGTATTCGATACTTATCAAATGAAAGGTGAAGTTGCATTTGCATCTGACTCTGCGAATACTTTACATCTAATTCATAGTGGTGCAACTGACGGATTATTCCACGAGTGGACTACAACTAAAAGTATTATTGGAGACCAAAGTCAACACGTTGCAACACCAACTTCAATAAATCAAATAAATGATATACTGACTGATAATCAAAACAAAACCTTTGATGACTTTGAGTCAGACTTCTTAGACTTTAGTGAGTCTAATCCATTTGGAGATATGCAGTAATGTTTGGTACTTATTTTTATCACAAAAGAGTCCGAAGTGCAGTAAGTGTCTTTGGTTCTTTATTTAATAACTTATATGTACTGCGAAAAAACTCTGCGGGACAAACTATCTCACAAGTTAAAGTACCATTATCATATGCACCAAAGAGAAACTTTATTGCAAGACTTGAGTCTATGAACAATGGAGAAGAAGCAGAAAGAAGAGTTGCAATTAAATTACCAAGAATGTCCTTTGAGATTACAAGTATTGCATATGATGAAACACGACAGTTAAATAAAATGAATAACATAAGTAAGTCGGTTAGTGGTAGTAGTACAACAAGACAAAAGATATTTTCTCATACACCATATAATATAAACTTTGACTTAAATGTTTATGCAAAATCTCAAGATGATGCACTGCAAATAGTAGAACAAGTATTCCCATTCTTTACACCACAATATACCGTGACTGTAAAACCATTTAGTAATATTACTGACTTAACAGAAGATGTACCAATCACTCTAACGGGTACTGCGTTTGCAGATGATTTTGAAGGTGCAATAGAACAAAGAAGAACTATTATATATACCCTAAGTTTTGAAATGAAGATAAACTTCTATGGGCCTCTCAATACTTCTAAAATTATTCGTGAAGTTAGTAATAACATTTATATTATTGACAGTGCGGGAAGTAGTGGAGACTATATAAAAACACAACAAATAACACCGACACCAGCAGGAGTGACCGCAGATAGTGATTATGGATTTAATGAGGCTGACTCAGATAATCCAAGTAATGTATGATATATGAAGAAAAATATGCTCTAAGTAAAGAGATTTGTGATGATATGATATCTTGGTTTGATAACAAGATATTATGTGGAGATACTGGAATGAATTATTCAAAGACTTCTATTAAAGGAAGAAAAGATAGTTCTATTTCTGAATGTCAACAGTTTGGTTCTTTTAAACCTTTCTATAATCAGATAAACTCTATTATTCATAAACATATGGTGCATTATATAAATGAATTTAATAAAGGTGGGGGTACGGGTTTCTATACTATCACTGGATATAAATTTCAAAAGAGTGTAGAAGGTGGTGGATTTACTGCATGGCATTCTGAACTACCAGTATTTAAACCACAGTGGGAAAAAGTTAGAGATAGGTTTGGAGTCTGGTCAATTTATTTAAATGATACTGATACTGGATACACTGATTTTTTGCATCAAAAACTATCAATAAAACCCGAAACTGGTAAACTAGTAATATGGCCTGCATACTTTACACACACGCATCGTGCAAATCCAGATTTAAAAGAAGATAAATACATTATAACAGGGTGGTTGGAGACCGATTATGAAAGAAACAGAAAATAAAAATGTAGATATAGATTACGAGTACAGTCGTAAGACTTACTATGAACTTATAGAAAAGAGTAAAGAGTCCCTTGACTTGATGTTAGAAGTCGCAAAGGAGTCTGAACACCCACGTGCATTTGAAGTACTTGGTAATATGATAAAACAAATATCTGATGTAAATGATAAGTTGTTAGATGTAAATATCAAAATGCAGAAAGCAAAATCTCAAGATGAAGTAAAACAATTAGAAAGTACTACAAATAATCTTTTTGTTGGAACTACTACAGAATTGCAACGCATGTTAAAACAAATAAAACCAGACGAGAATGTTATAGATGTTGAACCAGAAGAGTGATGCTTATCTCGGTAATATCAATGTTAAACGAGACGGTGTTCAACATGAGTTTACCAAGAAAGAAGTCAACGAATATATCAAGTGTGTAAATGACCCAGTATACTTTTGCACAAAGTATCTTAAGGTTATCTCTTTAGATGACGGTCTTGTACCATTCCAACTCTATCCTTATCAGGAAGATATGTTCAAACATTTTGATAAGAATAGATTTTCTATAGTACTTGCATGTCGACAATCTGGTAAATCAATTAGTTCGGTTGCATATCTTTTATGGTATGCATGTTTTCACCCAGAAAAAACAATCGCTATACTTGCAAACAAAGGACAAGTTGCGAGAGAGATGCTTGCAAGAATAACTTTGATGTTAGAGAACTTACCTTTCTTTTTACAGCCAGGAACAAAAGCACTTAACAAAGGGTCATTAGAATTTAGTAATAATAGTCGTATTATTGCGAGTGCAACATCTGGTAGTTCTATTCGTGGTATGTCAGTTAACTTACTATACCTTGACGAGTTTGCATTTGTAGAACGTGCAAACGAATTCTATACTTCTACTTACCCAGTAATATCTGCGGGTACAGATACCAAAGTAATTGTGACATCAACTGCAAATGGTATCGGTAATACTTTTCATAAACTCTGGGAAGGTGCATGTCAGAATACAAACGAATTCAAACCATTTACGGTCAACTGGTATGACGTACCAGGCCGTGATGAAAAATGGAAAGAGATGA